CAATCGTTCCTGAATGCACCTGGGGTGAGGGCAATCTAGTGTTTGATCCTGTGCTCATGGAGAGACTGTCTAAGTTTATCAAATCAACCAACTGGTTCAAAGAACCTGTAACCATGTGGGGAAACATTCTACAGCAACATCAGTTCTTTCTAGACTGGATGCGTGACGGAGAACTGGAACAAGCACATGAGCATTTGAATCTCATGCACCAGAGTCCACTCATGATAGGCATCAGTCAGGGCAGTGGCGAAACTGAGATCATGCAAGAATACCAACTGGTTAGGCATTTTCGCGCTCTCAGGACCTGGGATGTTTTTCTAGGTGTTATGGAATACTGTGGACTGATTGGGCCACAGAATCATGAGCAAGGTGCCACACACCTGGCTATACCAATCGAAGCATTTATAAAAAATATGCCTGCGGAAATAGTCCCACCAAGATGGCAAGGTGGAGTATGGGGATTAAAAACATCCAGAGGCATTTTTGGTGATCGCGATCTGATGTCACTGTATATCGCTCTTAGGATACGAGAAAAGTATTCCAAGGACACTCGCATACTAGAAATAGGTGGTGGTGCTGGATATACCGCATACTGGTTGCACAAGTTTGGATTTACCAATTTGTTCATGGTGGATATTCCTAGCGTGGCTGTGTGTCAAGCATATCAGCTGTCTGCAAACATAGGTGCAGAAAATATCAGCTTGCCACACGAAAGTCGAGAAGCCGCTGTAAAGTTTATTTCGCCCGAACAGATTCCGCATCGAATCGACAAGTTTGATCTGGTGGTGAATTGCGACAGCATGCCCGAAATGGACAAAGAATCATTGAACACCTACTTAGATTTCATCACTACCAATGCCGGTGCATTCTACAGCATCAATCAGGAATCAAGAGGCGAATTCAACAAAGTAGCCCAACATGTGGTACGTAGCGTGATTAAAAATGAATACTCTGGCAGACTTAACCGAATTGATCGCAGTCGTTTTTGGTTAAGAGACGGCTATTCCGAAGAATGGTATATCAATCCAAATTTTAGATAAACGATAAAATACTGGTTGACCAGGGGTAAATAATATGCTATTATTACTCTATGAACTATCTAATCGTTGACACAGCAAATACATTCTTCCGTGCAAGACACAGTGCTCACAGGGCGGCCACGTCCGAAGAGCGTGTGGGCTTTGCTATTCATGTAACACTTGCCAGTATCTACAAGGCCTGGCGCGATCAAAAGGCAGACCATGTGGTCATCTGTCTCGAAGGTCGTAGCTGGCGCAAGGACTTTTACAAACCCTACAAGGCCAATCGTGCTGTGGCTCGTGCGGCACTTACTGAAAGTGAACAAGAAGAAGATCGCATGTTCTGGGAAGCGTTCGACGACCTTAAAACATTCTTTGTTGAGAAAAGCAACTGCACAGTTCTGCGTCACGAGAACCTAGAAGCAGATGACTTGATTTCAGGCTGGATACAGAGCCATCGCGATGATCACCACACCATCGTGAGTTCAGACACCGACTTCTATCAACTGCTGGCAGACAATGTTGTACAGTACAACGGTATCAGCGACGAGCTTCACACACTGCGAGGTATCCTGGACAAGAAGGGTAAGCTGGTTATCGACAAGAAGACCAAGGAACCTAAAGTGATACCTGATCCTAAATGGATCCTGTTTGAGAAGTGCATGCGTGGCGACCCCACTGACAACGTGTTCAGTGCCTACCCAGGTGTGCGTACCAAAGGTTCAACTAAAAAAGTTGGATTGCAGGAAGCATTTGCTGATATGGACAAGAAAGGCTACTCGTGGAACAACATGATGTTGCAACGTTGGGTGGACCACAATGGCGATGAACATCGTGTGCTGGATGACTATGAACGTAATGTAACACTGGTGGATCTTTCTGCACAGCCAGAAGATGTCAAGATCAAGATTGCACAAACTATTGCTGAAGGCAGTACTCCCAAGGACATTCCGCAGATTGGTATCAAGTTCATGAAGTTCTGCGGCAAGCATGAGTTGGTTAAAATTGGCGAGCAAGCACAGAACTATGCAGAGTTCTTGAGTGCCGCATATCCAGAGGCAGTTGTAGCATGAATATCATGTATGAACATATTCAAGAGCTTGAAGCAACACTCAAGGACCTGTATGAAGGTCGACGGGTGGTTATTCCGCACGATATTGATCATGCTCATCAGATGTTGCATGTGGCCATGTGTTATATCAAACAAGAGCAGGATGAGATAATTGATGCTCTGTCAAGGGATTACGCATGACCTATACAGTACACAAAAGCGGTGTTCGCACTATACAATCAGGCGAGCCCGACTTTAACATCGTCGATGGTATGATTGCGTGGCCTCGCGCTGAGATTGTGGTCATGCCAGGTGCTCCTGCCAATGTTGCTACAACACTGGACTGGGCAATCGCGCAGGGCTACATTAGATGTGCAGCCAATGTCAAAGACTATGAACTAATGTGGGATAAACTAAGTGAAACCTGAACTTGCATCCAGCCCAGACCGCGGCACCTTCCAAAAAGAAGGCTATATCCAGCGAGCTCTTGAAGCAGGCAAGAGCATGGACGATCCTGAGGTGCAACGCATGATCAAGTTCTACGATGACTGGAAAGCTCGTGCCAACGAATTAGAAGTAGATCCAGCCTGGCGTGAAAACAACCTAGAGTGGGATCTGCGTACCACTCGCTGGGTGATTGAAAAGTGTCGCAGTGATGGCTATGCACAAAATCTTTATGCCGCACTGTGCAACATGCGTTGGCAGAAGCGTGAGGTAATTACTATCCTCAAGGACGAATACTGGTCATGTAGCTGGCGCTCTGCAGGCGGAATTGTTGCAGATCTGCAGGGTAAGGGCGACTATATTGACTGGTACTGCTCTGGTATAGGAAATCACATGAGTGATGACGATGAAGACGACGGCAGTGCAACTCTCGAAGCAAAAGGGTTTGTGCCAGAAGGCACAGTAACGGAGGAGGTCGAAAACGATCTCTATGTGTTGGGTTGGGTTCATAGTGAATGGAAGGATTAATCATGAACAATTTATCAGCATTAGTATTTGCGTTAGTATTAAGCAGTGGCGCACAAGCCGCTGATCCGCAGGCTCTGGCACAGAGCAAAGGATGCCTGAGCTGCCATGCGGTGGATTCCAAGTTGGTTGGGCCTGCCTACAAAGATGTTGCCAAGAAGTATGCAGGCAACAAAGCCGCAGAAGACCAACTGGTCAAGAAAGTTGTAGGAGGTGGCAGTGGTGTATGGGGCACAATGCCTATGCCAGGCGGTATGGCCACTGAAGCAGAGGCTCGTGTGCTGATTAAATGGATACTGGGATTAAAATGAACAAGAAAGACAAAGCGCAGGGACTAACACTGTCATGGGAAACTGCGGATCAAATTACACTTGCGAGTTTGTCTAACCATCGCGATTACCTAAAGAGCGAACTCAAGCAGTGGAAGAAAAATCCCAGGACAGATACCAATCCGGGTGGCTATTGGTTGCATCCCGAGGATGTGGTCAAGAACACAGAGTTAGTTAAGTATTTTGATGGACTCATAAAATATTACGGAGGTTAACATGAAGGTATTGTATTTTTTACAATGGTGGTGGAAAAAATTAGACACCTGGCAAAAGTTCTGGATGCTTGCGAGTTTTTTCTTTGGTGTGGGTCTAGCAAATGATGGTCCATACAAAATGTATTTCCTATCAGTGTTACCTGTGTTTGTACTGCTGTCCATGATCAAATGGGCATTCTGGGACCGTGTCAAGAATGCCTGGCTTGAGTACAACAAAGAACAAGAACACTTGATCAAGATAATGAAAGGCTCAAAATGAGTAAAAAAGACAAGGGTTTTATTCCAACAACATACAGCACACCAATGGTGATACATCTCACACGCAAGCAGATCATACAAATGAGTGAGATGGCTGAACACTTCAAAGACATCAATGACTTTGAATTGCACATCAGCCATGAGTCTGGCATTGGATCCAGTATGAGTTTGCGTTTTACACTCAACCTAGG